TTCACTCAGGAATTAGGCCCGACAGGTCAAACAGTAAATTACGCCAGCGGTCAAGCGGTAGAGTACGCGCTAAGCAGCCCGCTTAATGGCTCAACTACAACAATGATGTGGTATGGGTCAGATGAAACAAATTCGTCATCAAGAGGTTTGCTGACCCTATCTAACGGCACTTCTGCTCAAAGATATTTAGTTTATGGGATCGGCACAACATCACTAGGCTTTTTCACGCCAACAGACGCAAATTCCATAGAGTTCGTTCAAGCCAGCAGCCCTGCGCCAATCTCTGCAAAGTTACATAGGCATGTAATAACTGCGAAAGTTGGTGAGGCGAAGTGGTATATTGATGGTGTTTTAATTGAAACAGATTTAGGTTTTTCTGGCACTTATCCGGACATGGACACCATAGGTTTAAGCTGCTGGCAAACCGTTACTACTAACAATAACGGTACACAAAATATATCAGAGGCGGCAGTATGGGATAGGGTTCTAACCCAGCAAGAAATAACAGCGCTACAACATAAGCCTTATTCTGACATACTAAAACCCAAAACGCCCACGGTATATTTCACTGCTGAAGGCGGCGGGGCGATTGCGGTAACTGAATCAACAACAGACCTGACATTCAGCAGCTTAAATCCTGCAATAGGGTTGACAGGCGTTGTATCGATAACTGAAAGCTTAACAAATCTAAACTTTGCAGCGCTTGAACCGTCAATCACACTAACCGCAACGATAACGATTACGGAGTCTCTGACAAGCTTAAACTTTAATACCTTCGACCCAACGGTAACGCTAACGCCACCTAACACGGTACTAGTAACTGAGTCTACGACAGCATTAACGATTGATAGCTTTGACCCTGCCATCACGTTTAGCGGCACGATAACGGTTACGGAAAGCCTGACGAATCTAGACTTTAGGGCGTTCAGGCCAGCAATTCTGGTGGGTGAGAAAGAATATTCAAACATATTCTTCGGTGTAGCAGCTCAGCAGGTTACATTTACAGGTAATAGCGTGTCTAGCACGTTTAGCGGTACAATTAAACAATCGCCGGATTTTTCTGGTACAATTAAAACATCAACATTTAGTGGAGTGTCAAAATAATGGCAGCCGGTGACAGTAAAGTATTTAACGATTTCATGCTTAAGTTGGGCGATGGTACATATGACTTAGGGGCTGATGCATTTGCAATTAGCTTTGTAGCAGACACTTATGCAAGCGTTAACGAAGACGCGACAAACCCGAACATAAGCGGATTTACCCCATTAACAGGAGGTAACTTTGTTTCAGCCACTACGCTAACAAGCCAGACATGGACGAGGGCGTCTGCCGTAGGTACATTTGATTACGCTGACTTATCAACGATTGCAAAGGCAGCTGGAAACCCTGCAACAATAAGGGTGGCTCTAATCAAGCATACCGCAACGGGCGATTTGTACAAGGCGATTGATTTAACGTCTGATGGATCAACAGCTATCGACGTTATTAATAATGACTTTGACTATGCGGTCAACGCAAGCGGAAGCTCAACGATAACGGTGGTGTAAAATGGCTACTAAGGATTTCATGTGGGGGAACTCGTACCAAGAGATACCCCTGACTGTGTACACAGATGACACCAGAACGGTAGAGGTTGACCCAACAACATACGTCGAAGCTGAGTATAGGATTTACACTAAAGATACCTGCGACAGCGTGTTCAGTGCGTCACTAGGCTCAGGGCTTGCAGTAGTAGGCACTCAGCTAGTATTAACTACGCAAGAGACTGACATTGACTTTAGCGGTGACTATGACCACGTCCTTAGGACGGCATTAGGAGCAGGTCAGTTAGCGCCCCCAAGCATTGACGGTGCTTTAACAATATTTGAGGTATGTTCAATATGATTAAGAGCAAGCCAAAGCGCGGCGAGCGCACGAAGACACACAAAAAGAATAAGGGTAAGTAATGGCAGGAGGCAGGCCCACAGATTACACGCCAGAGCTAACAGAAAAGGCTCAAGAGTACATAGATTCGGATGTGGATGCCGTTCATTCAGTGGTTGGCTTATGCCTTCATATTGGCATTGCCAAGTCCACAGCCTACCGTTGGGTGGAGGAAGGAAACGCACAGTTTAAGGACATCCTTGACACAGTTAGCGCTTTACAGGAGCGGGAATTGGTGAACAGTGGCCTTACAAATGCCTTTAACGCCTCTATAACTAAGCTGATGTTAACTAAGCACGGCTACACAGATAAAGTTGAGACTGATGTGACGACGGGCGGAAAGGCTCTTAACACTTGGGTTATTAATCCAGTAACAACGAGCAAAGATGGCTGATATCGATTTACGAGTTACTGACAAGATAGCATGGCTACTTAGCAAGCCTAAGCGGATCAAGATTGCGGTAGGCGGTCGAGGCTCGTCCAAGTCCATTGGCGTCGGCGACATCATGCTAATGCTTTGCGATTCTGGTGAGCGCATATGCTGCACCCGTGAGTTTCAAAATAGTATCGATGACTCAGTACATGAGAGCCTTAAGCAAGAGGTTCTAAGGCTTGGTGTCGAGGGTATCAGCACCACAAACAACAACATCAATTCGTCAACAGGCGGCGAGATATTCTATAAGGGTCTGGCTCGCAACATAACCAGCCTCAAATCAATCGCGGGCATCAATCGGCTTTGGATTGAAGAGGGCGAAAGCGTAAGCGAGAAAAGCTTAAAGGTGCTGACGCCATCGGTTCGAAGCAAAGCAGGCGACGAGGGAGAGCCGCCGGAGATTTGGATCACAATGAACCGTGGAAGCTCAGAGGATGCAGTTGCTAAGAAGTACCTAAGCAGGGCCGAAGAAGAGTTAGCACGAACAGGCTATTATGAAGATGAATTGATGATGGTCGTTGAGGTTAATTACACAGACAACCCTTGGTTCCCTCCCGAGTTAGAGCAGGAACGAGCAGATGATAAGTCTAATCTAAGCGCTGACGAGTATGACCATATATGGGGCGGTCAGTACAATGACACGGTTGACAACGCCATTATTAAAAAGTCATGGTTTGATGCGGCTGTTGATGCTCATATCAAGCTTGGCATAACACCAGCAGGCGCAACAGTTGCGAGCTTTGACCCGGCAGACCAAGGCGGCGACTCCAAAGGATACGCTCAGCGCAAAGGCATACTATATGAAGATGTTACAGAGCTGATTGCAGAGAATGGGAACATTGCTTGCGACATGGCAACATCCAGAGCCATACAAGCCAACACCGACCTTTTTGTATGGGATGGCGACGGAATGGGCGCGTTATTGCGTGAGCAGATAGCCACATCGTTCAAGGGCATTAAGTGCGAGCTAAGAATGTATCGAGGCAGCAACGAGGTTGAAGATAAAAAGGCTAAATATGCTGGGCTTCATGCGTTAGGTACAAAGGATAAGCCGAAGTCTAACGCTGACATGTTCTTTAATAAGCGGTCGCAGTATTACACTAAGCTAGCACAAAGATTTTATAACACTTATGAAGCCGTAGTTAATGGTAAGTACGTTGACCCAGACACAATAATCAGCATTAGCTCAGACATTAAATTGCTAGGCAAGTTACGCGCTGAGGTTTGCAGGATACCGAGAAAGCCAAACGGCGCGGGCAAGATACAATTAATGAGCAAAAAAGAAATGAAAGACAAGCACGATATCGAATCGCCCGGCATGGCTGACTGCCTAGCTATGGGTGAAGAATTGCCAGCGCTTATGGCTGTGGCCCCTGAATTAGAGTTTGAATCATTATGGAATTAGATTACGAAGATATCAACGTTGTACTTGTGGCGCTAGCTGAAGCTCAAGACGTTGAAGAAGATATGCGCGAAGCAACCCGCGAATCACACCACTTCATTGATAAGCGCGACGGACAATGGGAACCTGACATCATTCACAGAATGCGTGGGCGACCCCGCTATACGTTCGATAAGTGTAACCCTATTGTAGACCAGATAGCAGGGGAGCTTGAGCAGGCAGACTTTAGTATTAAGGTTAGGCCATCAGGCGGTGAGGCATCAAAAGATACAGCCAAGACGCTTGACGGGCTTATTCGTAATATCCGCAACATATCCAACGGCGACCATGTGTTTAATGCTGCTGGACGCTCAATGATTACCGGCGGCTTTGATTGCTGGGAAGTGACTCAGGATTGGGTGGACGGTGACTCGTTCGACCAAGACCTATTTATCCGCAAGGTTCCAAACGCTGTCGATAGAGTATGGTTTGATATCGGCTCAGAGATGCAAGACCGTAGTGACGCCAACCATTGCTGGGTGCTCCAAGGGTTAACGCGCGTAGAGTACGAGGATAAATTCCCTGACGGATCCGGTATGTCAGTAGGCGATGACCGAAGTGATGAGGTTTATTATCTCAAGCCTGACCTTATCATGGTTGGACGCATACTATACAAAAAGCCTGTTAAGATTGAGATTGTACTAGTAACTGGCGGCAAGGTTTACAACGCTGAAGAGTTCGACAAAGTTAAAGATGAGTTGGCACTGGCTGGAGTGGTTGAAGAAGACCGTAGAATACGCGATAGCTGGCGCGTCCACTCTCGCTTATTTGATGGGCAGCAATGGCTAATCGAAGAAGAAGAAACGGTGTTCGACTATTTGCCCGTGATACCAACATACGGCAACTTCAAAGTATCCGAGAATAAAGTCATATATCGCGGCGTAATAGAGAAGCTAATGGATCCGCAGCGCGTCATTAACTATGCTGAATCAAGAAAGATTGAGGAAGGGGCGCTTGCTCCGCGCGGTAAGTACTGGATGACCCGCGAGCAGGCACAGGCCGACATTAAAACGCTTTCAACGATGAATACTAATGCTGACCCCGTACAAACCTACACGCACGTAGACGGGCACGCTCTCCCACAATGGCAAGGTGGCGCACAGATTAACCCCGGACTACAGGAAACCGCACTAAGCGCAGATGCGGCACTTCAAGCGGCAGCTGGTTTATTTGCTGCTAACATGGGGAACAATCCCGGCCTACAGTCAGGCGTGGCAATTGAAAAGCAAATTGAAAAGGGCAACCAAGGCACAATAAAATGGTTTGCCGCACAAGAGATAGCAATCTGCCACACAGCTAAGGTACTAATCAATGCTATTCCGAGAGTTTACGACAGCACAAGACAGGTTCGCATACTCGCTGAAGACGGCACGACTGAGATGGTTACGCTTAATGAAAATGTGTTAGACCAGCAGACAGGCCAGAACGTTGAGCTAAATAACTTGGCAATAGGTGAATATGACGTGGTATGCGAGATAGGCCCAGCGTTTAAGAATCGCCAGCAAGAGACAGCGAGCGCATTCCTAGAGATGGCAGCTATCAATCCAGAGCTTACCCAACGTGGTATGGATGTTTGGCTTGGCAACCTATCAGCGCCCGGCATGGACATCATGGCAGATCGCTTCAGGCAGTCACTACTTGAACAGGGTGCAATACCTTTCGAGCAGATGACACCGGAAGAGCAGCAAGCAGCACAACAAGCAGCACAACAGCCGCCACAGCCTGACCCTAATATGGTTCTAGCTCAAGCAGAGCAAGAGAAAGCACAGGCGGAGCAACTTAACGCGCAGACGAAGCAGCAAGAATCACAGCTTAATGCACAGGTTAGCATTGCACAGGTGAAGGTGGATCAAGACAAGGTCAACCTAGAGCGTGAAAAGCTACAGCTAGACGCTCAGAAGTTCATGAAAGGGCAAGACGATAAGTTCAACGTGGACGCAGCTAAGATAAGCCAAGGACAGCAGAAGCTAGAGCTAGACGCTCAGAAGATGATGAATGACTTTGCTATGAAGTTGACAGAGCTTGAGTCTAAAGTCGGTCAGCAACTCAACGCAGAGGTTGAGGCTAACATGCTGACGTTTGACCCAGCGACGGGAGACTTTGTCTAATGCCAGTCGTTGACATTAAAGGGGTTGGGAAGGCAAGATTCCCTGATGACATGGATATCAATGACATCAGGGCATTTCTAAGGAGAAAGTATTCACAGCAAGCGCTATCCAGCCAGCCTAGCCCCATAGATTCAAACCCATCAGTTGCTCAAGCATATGAGCCAACACTCACAGAGAAGGCAGGCCGTGGAGTGGCAAGCTTCTTAACTGATACGGGGCTTATATCTGACAACTACAGGGCGCAAGAGATAGGGCGTAACGTATCAGCC